TAGTATCCAGATACCACAAGCCCGCACTTGTCGGGTTCAGAGTGCCGTAGTCACAAGAGATAAAGTAATCCCCACCTGGGAGCAGTTCGACCGTATCCGGTACAACATGCTGCTGCTTGTCAAACATGGTGTATACGGTTCCTTCTGCGACCACCCATTGCCCTTGAATGTATCTGTCGTAAAACACGCCTGCATACATACCTTCTGCACGGTGGATTTTTTCCGCGGTCATGATTGGATTGTCCCACATCGTAAAGTGCAGATGCACCACATCGCTTCTTTCGCCGCTGTCCGCTTTTTGTATCCAATCTTTGTAAAACCAGTGCTCTGGGCTGTCTGGATTGCAGTTAAACCACAGCCGCGTACCGTCCACAGACAAGGTACGAGCAATCGCCTGATTTACGAAGCTTTCCGGCATAAGTGCCACTTCATCAAAAAGCACCCCCGCCAGCGTCATACCCTGCACAAGCTTGTAAGAGCCTTCGTCTTTTCCACCGAAAACGTAAAACCGGTTGCTTTTCCCACAGCCAGAAACCGTCATCAGGTGAGAATCTCCGCCCACATATGACACGTCGTAGTAGTGCGTGATGTCAACCATTTGCATGATTTCCATGATGATATTGCGTTCCGCGGATTTTACTGTGTTTCCGCAGATTGCGAACCGTTCTCCGTCAAACCGCGACATTGCCCAGTGGATAAAGCTACACGCCATTGCCGCAGTCTTGCCAGACCGGACGGAGCCGTCACAGATCAAGGCGTAAGCTTCTGGACGATATGCCCACCGGAACACCGTTTTTTGCTTTTTTGAAAGTTTCTCAAATGTCATCGGTGTCCTCCAACGCTTCCAGTAGCTTCGGCAGTTCCTTTTCGCCGCTGTCGTTTTGTTGCTTCTGCATATACTCGCCGGTCATTTTGTTCAGAGTGTCGATTGCTTTTATGCGGCACTGCGGGTCATTGATGTCATCTCGTGCAATGTCTGACAAAATGACCTTCCGATCTCGTGCGTCCAAGATGCGTTTGTCTTTTTCTTCCGATTCCAATTCTTTGATATAGTTTTGCACTTCAACATCTTTCAACAGCCTGTTGGCTTGACTGTACGCCGTCTTTTTACTGTATCCAGCCTTGATTGCTGATTCTGTGCCGTTGGAACTGGCTCTGTAATACTCTGCAAATCGCATCTTTCTCGGGTTCATTTTCTCACCTCATGTGCCGCACCTCGTCAAAAATACCATGATACATATCGTACAGTTCCTCGTTTTTTTCAAAGCTAAATTGTTCCATTTTGGGATTTTCGTTCAAATTCGAAGATGTTTCGATGACGAATTTCCCAAGTTCTGTGTCAAACAAAAGCACTTTGCTGTGGTTTGTGTACACCGTCACGTCCCAGCCGTTTGCCTCGCATACAGTCTGCAAGCTGTCGAAATACCCGTATTTCTGCCCTACCTTGCTGTCGTTTGACATGATAGATCCTACGAGAAAATGCACGTAGTCAAGCTTGCCTTTTTTATGCAAAACGTCAAGCACTTTCAAATGCTTTTTCCCAACTCTGAGCGTAGACACTTCCATTTTTTTAATTTTGGTCTGTGCCGCGATGTAGTTTACGAAACCGATAGAAGAAAAGCCACCAAACGAAACAATCTTGTACACCGTATCATCATCTGGCAGCTTTTCAATCAAGTTTTCGATCAGACGTGATTCCCTCACAACATTAAATTTTATACTTTTCTTTTTCTGTTTTACAATATGTACCATTTTTTCACCTGGGTATAAAAAATGCCTGACAGCATTACACTGTCAGGCACAATATTTTATGTTACCAATTATAGCACAAACGATGCCGAAAGTCAAGCTTTTTCCAAAAATTTTTCAAAAGCTTTCCGCACTTTATACTGCGATTGCTTCCTACTCACACCACATCGCTCGTTCACTTCTTCCCATGAGCCTGCAAACGCATAGTACCCAACAATCAATCGCCGCGTAATAATCGGTAAATTTTTTGTCGCTTTTACGACCTCTCTTTCAAGTGGCTTCCAAATGCATTCACATTTTTCCAATTCTTCCTGCAGCTGCTCCAACTTTTCCATGTACGCTTCCTGCGGTGCAAGCGGTTCACCACGTCCGCGAGGGGCATCACCATACCTCATGCCGCTGATGCTTCCGGCAGATGCTTTATGCTCCAGTAAGCGTTTTTTCGCCTTTCTGACATCGACCGCAGCTTTGCGGCATTGCTTTAGGGTTTCTATGGTCATGTGTCATCTTCCTTTCTTTCGCTCGTTTTACGCTCGTTTTATGCTCGGCGTGCGTTAACTCGCAAAATGCTAACGCTCGCGTGCGTTACGATCTCCCATGATTTTTGCACTTTCCGCCTCTGCTGTATCCAAGCTCAGTTCACCGCCTTATCAGATTTTGGCTCACTATCCACGTAGTTGATGTCCACGTTGATTTTCAGCTTGTCCACATCAACGCCGTACTCTTTCCGCAAGTGTCTTATCGCATCTTCTGCTGTAACGTCTTTTCCAAGCATCGCCGGCATCAGCAGAATTTCCTGCATAGCATCAAACACCCTTGTCAGACGCGTTCTACGCCACCCTAACAGCTTTTCAAGAGTAACAAGCATAACTGCCACCCCTTCTTTTACACCGTCTTGTAGGGCTTCCTGCTGCATCTCTGTGTATGATGCTTCGGAGATGCGAACAGCATAGCGGTCTTTCTTTGCATTCATACATATGCCCCCCTAAAAAGTTACCGTCAAATTTAACACCGCCGCTGCTATCCAGTACACCGCCCGTCTGTAGTCCTTATGCCACAGACACACCGCCGCCGCACCAACGTCCAGCAAGATCATTGCGATCGGCAGTATCTGCGTGGTGTTGATTTTGGTCATGGCTGTGCCTCCATAACTTCCTCCCAGCACTCGCGGCAGCCGCAGCCACCTTTTTCGCACAGCGTTTCTTCCGAATAGCCGCCAAACAGACTTCGTCTGCATATACAGCTGCGGTCAGCATTTGGAAATTTATCTTTCGGAAAATTTTCCTCGAAATAATCCGCATATGTTTTGCAGTTTTTCATTTTCGCACCGCAGTACGCACAGAATTTGGTTTTCTTCTCTTGACAGCAACCGCATTTCGCACAATAAAAGAATCCTCCGTGCTTGTTCCATTGGCTGTTCTTGTGGTAGTCTGGCGGTGTAACGCGGTCGTTCCACAGTTTTTTCGCATCTTCCAGCGTTCTTGCTTTTTGCCCTCTGGATTCGCAAATGGTGCACTCAAAAAAATACTTGCCTTCTGCCAGCACTTCTACTGCTCTGCCACCGCAAAACGGGCAGGGTTTCAGTTTCAATTCGATTCCCATTTACACTCCCTCCGTTTCTGTGTTTACTTTTTCTCCGCAGTGTGGGCAGTAGTCGTACAAGTCAGGGCAGTTGAGTATATCACACACGCTAAACCCACAATGCGGGCATTTTGCGATCGGGATTTTTACCCGCTTTCCAACACGTTCGATAAGGCCGCAATTCAACCACCCTCCCAACGTGTTAGACCGCTTTCCGCAGATTTTGCACGGTTTCAACTCAATTTCTTTCACACTTCGTCCTCCCTTCCCGCCATTTCC